TTGTAAGTTGGAAACCACTCTATTCGTAATTGTCTTAGAATGTCGTTTGTTGTTTGTGCAAAATAATTTGTAGCTTCTGTAGAACCTGATGCAATACCAAAATCAAAAACATCAGGTTGATACTTAGTTACATCACTAGCAGTAATTACATTTGCTCCTGTAAAATTAGCCATAACATTTACCTATGAACCAATCTACAATCTTCTTAATTTTTCTTTTTAGTTTTTTTAACATTCTTTTTTTTCTTTGGTTTTAATTGTACTACTTTATCAGTAATGTCTTTTATTGTCGCCTTTTTAATTTCTTTTTTTACATTATCGACAGGAAAAAAACCATTTCTTTCAAAATGTCCTAAATTAGCTTCGTAATATTTTTTGTCCTTAATGATTATTTTTCTGCCGTTTGTTAATTTAATATCCATAATTTTCTCCTTGTT